AAGGCATATTGGTAATGTAGCATAGGAGTAAAAATGAAGATAAAAGCAAATGAAAAATTTAACAACTTAGAGCCACAAGCAATTCCTTGTGATACTGCAAATAGAAAAGCATTGCAAAGAGGTGGTGTTGTTGATATTGATGAAAGTGTAGCTAGTAAGTTATTAGCTATGAAAATTGTAGAAAAAGTAAGTAATAAAAAATCTAAAAAAAGTAAGGAGAATAAATAATGGCAGATGCTAGAGTTCTTCCTATAAGTAGTGTAAAGGCAGGCATAAAAGCTGAAGATGGTGCAGGCAATGGTTTTGGTCAAGGAATAGACCAATCAGGAGCAGATGGTACTGCATATAGACAGCTAAATATGGTACAAGTACAAAAGCCTGTATTTAATATTACTAGGGAATCAAGATTATTATCAGGTAGAGGTAGTATTAAAAATGCTACTGATACAATTATAAGTCAAAAAGGTGGTACAGTAACAATGCCATTTGATATGATAGCTACACCTAAACTATTATCTCAGCACTTAGCTTTAGTAGGGCAAGAGCATAGTGAATCAGGTAGTGGTGGAAGTGAAGTGCATGAAACACAGTTTGATGGAAGTAGTAATGCAACATCAGTAGGTGGTACAGAAAGTAATAATATCCCTCATAGTGTAAATATAGCTTACTATCCTGCAGCAGGAGAAGGTATAAAAATATGTGGTGCAGTAGCATCTGATTTAACCATATCTGCTGATTATGGTACAAATGGTGGCTTTTTATCTATGAGTGGTAATTATTTTAGTGGATTTTCACAACCTGCTGCTGCTACAACAGTTTTAGAGCAAACATTTGATGGCAGTTGGGTGGCACCTGCAACTTCATATTATCATATTGGTGGATTGACTACTAAAACACTAGATGTTGAGGGTAATGCTACACAACCATTAGTTCTTAAATCATTTAACTTTAATATAGCAAATGGTGTAAATAGAGTTGGGTTTGATAGCAATGGTAATGCAGAAGCATATTCTTTACCTGAGTATGTAATTACAGGAAGCATATCACTTAAATATGATGATGAGTTTGATTATGGTAGTGCTAACAATGTTATACAAGATTTCCTTGATGGAGATACTTTAAGTTTAGCATTAAAATGGGGTGATGGAACTGTAAGTGCAGCAGGTGAGATGAATATACTAGCAGAAATCCAATACACAGGGGATCCTGCACAAGATATAGGTGAAGGTGGAATCTTCCATAACTTATCATTTGAGTGTGTGCAAAATAGTTCTACTGAAGCATTTAAACTGACACAGTTTGTAGGGGAATCTCAATCAGCTTGGTAAACTTAGTTTAGTTTAGTATATTAAAGTGCTAAATGGAGATTAAATAAATGGCTAATGCTAAAATAAAAGGTGATAATGTTAAAGAAATAACATTTGATGTTAAGGATTTAAACCTTGATGAAAGGATTGAATTTAATAGAGTTATAACAAATGATGGCAAGGTTACTCAAATAAACTTTAAAGGATTTGTAAATGCAGTTAGAGTTGGAACAACCTTAACTGATGAAGAAATAAATAAGTTTACTGATACTGAAATAATTGCTATTGCTAATAGATGTTATGAAGTTATAAATAAAAAAAAATTCAAGAAATAGCTTTGTTGCTTAATATTTGGTTGTCAGTTAAGAAACCATCTTTAGAGCAAACAAAAGAATTTCCTTATAAGGCTTTAAATCCTGTTACACAGAAAGAAGAAGTTATTGAAAACAAAGAGGATATAAACAGGATACTAATGCAATGTCATGATGAAGCAACAGAAAAAGGATATGATTTAGGAGAGGCACTCTATAATCAGTTATTCTTTTTTACAGATCCAGTTCATGTTTATGACCAAGATTGTCAAAATCTTATGAAAAAATATATATTCTGTGATTCCTTTAATTGTCCACCCTACCCTAGCCTACAAGATACACCTGCTGAATTAGTAGATTATTTTCTAATAATTAAGAATGAATTAAATAACCCAAATATGAAGGAAAGTTAAATGGCAGGAAATAGATTTAGACAAATCATAGAAGTTATAATGAAAGGAGCAGGTAAGGCTGCTTCTGATTCTAAAAAAGTACAAAAAGGATTACAAGGTGTAGCTAAAGATGCAGCTAAGATAGGTGCTGCTTTTTATGCTGCTAAAGGTGGTATTAATGCCACACAGAACTTTGTAAGTAGTGCTTTAAAAGTTGAGAATTTAGCACCTGCATTTAATAAATTGGGTGCAGAAATAGGATTTACATCTAATTCTATGCAGAAGCTAAAAGATGCTACAAATGATACTATGTCTGAAGTAGAGCTAATGAAAGTTGCAAACCAAGCAATGACATTAGGGATTGTAGATTCAGATGTAGCTATGGCAGATTTATTTGATACTGCTCAAAGACTAGGTAAATCACTTGGTGTAGATACTGTATCAGCTCTTGATTCCCTTGTTACAGGTATGGGTAGACAATCTATTTTAATGCTTGATAACTTAGGTATTATTGTAGATGTTACAAAGGCTAATGAAGATTATGCTGAACAAATGGGTATTGTAGATAGAGCATTGACAGAGGCAGAGAAAAAACAAGCATTTAATAATGCAGCATTAGAAGCAGCACAAGAAAAGGTTTCAGTATTGGGAGCAGAAAATGAAACAAGTGCAGATAGTTTTGCAAAATTCCAAGCAGCAGCAGATGATTTTAGTGCTTCTTTGGGAAGATTCCTATTGCCAATGCTAACAGATATAGCCAATGCAGCAGTTAAGGTGATGGACTTTATTAGTGATTTATTTGGTTTATCTTCAAATGTTCCTGAGATGTCAGATTTTGATAAAGGAAGTGGTAGAGCTAAGGAAATTGGTGAAATTACAGATGCCTCAGAACAACAAAAGCAGATTATTTCTTTATTGGAAAATGAGTGGTCAGATTATGCTAGTGCATTAGATATAACTAAAATTACCTATGATGATTTGCTTGTTATACAACAAATGGCAACCAAATCTCAAGAATATTGGAATACAGAATTAGGACTATCAATTCCTAGTGCAGAAAGACAAGCTGAACTACTATTAATGAATGAATTGGGTTTTGGTGGGTTAGGTGTTAGTATAGAGCAAATGGTACTTAATATGCAAGAGTATGCTTTGTGGCAACAAGATGTAAACACCATGCAGGAAGAAGCTCCTGAAAAAATAGCTGATATGGTTGATCAGCAAAGAAAATTAAGAGGTGAATATGATGAATCTGTAAAGGCTATAGAAAAAGCAAAAGAGGAAATGGAGGGATACAAAAATCAGATAGCACTTGCAACAGGTGTGGTAGGAGAAAGTGTAACTGAACAACAACTATGGATAGATGAACAACTTAATGCTGTAGATACATTGAAAGTAAATGATATATGGCTGCAACAATTCATAGAAAATCATAGAGAAGCAGCATTAGCTCTTGGTATGTTAGATTCATCACAAATGACATTTACTGAAAATTTTGAATTATATGCACAACAACAACAAGATATGTTAGATGCAAAACAATTAGAACAAGATTTGATAGACCATCTTGTTATAATGTATCCTGAGTTAGCAGAGGCTATGGGATTAAAACATTCACAGCAACTTGAAGAAATAAAAGCAACTAAGGATCAAACAAAGGAAGAAAAAAAATTAAATGATGAGAGAGATAAAGCAGTTGCTGCAATGAAGCAGCAAGTCAACTTAGGTATGGCTATTGGTGCTACTCAAAGACATATAGGTCAGGCAGCAGCAGATGCAGCAGGTGTTTATATTACAGCTAAGATGCAACAGGCAATGGCTGATTTTATGGCAGATGCTTTTGCCAAGTTTGGAATATTGGGTGGTGTTATAGCAGCAGCAGCTTCAGGTGCTGTAGGTAGTTTGTTTGCACAAACAATACAATCTGCATCAAAAATAAAATTAGCAGCAGAAGGTATGAATGAAGTTGTTACAGAGCCTACATTAATTCTTGCAGGTGAAGAAGGTGCAGAGTATGTTAATATTGAGCCTACACAAAATGAAGGTGCAGGTATGGGTGGTGGTGGACAAATAGTTTTTCAAGGCAATGTGCTAAGTAAAGACTTTATTGAAGATGAGGCTATTCCAATGATTAAAGAGGCACTTAGGAGAGGGCATAGTATTTAATGATAGAACTACCTGAAATATTTAGAAATGACATACAGGGCAATACTACAAATCTTGTTCCCTTAATTGTATTAAATAATAGATTATATTTATCCACACAAAAGACAAAATTAGATAAAACAGTATATCACCCATTCTTACATAAGATGGGCAAAATAACTGAGGGTGTTGATTATAATAAGAGAAAATACAAAATATCAAATTTGAAATTAGATTTTTATAATTATAATTATGGAGATAAAAAACTATTAGATGCAATATTAAAGGGAGAAACTTTTAATACTAATTTAGATGTATATTTTAAATCTCAAAATGCTAAATCACTTGATGATTGTCTTAAAGTTTATTCAGGTTATATAAAAAATATAGAAGAAAATAGAGATTTTGTTGGTATTTTTTGTGAAGATAAAACAGAGCAAGTTCTAGGTAAAGAAATACCACAAAGATTTACACCAACAACAGGATTAGATGAAAAATATGTAAACATACCTGTTCCCATTGTTTATGGGGAAGTAAATAGATGTCCACTTATACATCAATTTGAAGATGATATTACTTATAAGTTAATTTCAGATGATTTTCCTATAAAAGAAACTTCAGATTTTTTACTATATAATAATGATAACTATTTTGAAATTGTTGAAGATGCTGATTTATGGAAAAGCCAAATATCTGGCACAATTTATGATAAAGCTACTGCAAATCAGTTTGAAAGAAATGAAAACAATGAAATACTAATAGATAAAACTATTGATTTAAAAGATCCTATAGAAGCTAATGCTTCTGCAACATATTTAGATGAAGCCTCTCCAATAAGATATGGCTTTTTCCAAATTCACTATGAATCAGATTTAAAACTTGTTAATGGGTATTATAGCACAACAGCTTATGGTGATGTTGAGCCTAAATATGGTACAGCTCCTATAAGACTATATAAAGGAATGGAGGATAATTCTGAAGATGTTAAATATGTACATGAAGGATATTTAGATGTTAGAGATTTTGGAAGTGTGCATGAAGAAGTTGCACAGGGTGGGCATTGGATTTTTGGAGATGACCATGATTTTTTCCCCACAGATTTTACTGATGGTTATTGGGGTAAAGTATGGATTAATTTACAAGGTGAGCCATTGCCTGATGAAAATCATGTTGCCACACATTTAAGAACATCTGTTAATGAGGAAGATGATAAAGAAGAAATTTATCCTGCATCATTTGCTTATGAGTATAGTATGGAGTGGCATTTAGATAAAGAGTATTGGGATAATGTTGTAGATTATGGGTATTATTGGTCACAATTTCAATATTTTCAGGCTGTAGTAAATGATAATTGGGATTTTCTTCTTTATCAAACAAATATACATAATAATGATGATGTACAACAATCTCCATATTATGATGATGAGTACATAATTGATTCTGCATCAGATTTAAATGAATTTCACTTAGGTGATTTTAGGGGTTGGTGGAATAAAAAAGATGGAGTAACAAACCCTGATTTATCTCTTACAAACTATTTTACTAATGATTGGGGGGAATGGGTTGCAGTCATTCATGGTGGATCAATGAGAAGGATTAAATTTAACCATTTAAAGCAAAGAAGAAAAATCATATTAAAAGGTTTTGATAATTTTAAATTATTTTCTTATGTATATGGCAGGGTTGATAACTCTGATTTAAGATATACAACTAGCATAACAACACAAACCACACAGGGAAGGGCAGTTACAATTAAAGCTGAATCTCCTAAGATGACACAAAAAACACAAGCAACAGGAAGAAAATCAAGCACACAAAGAAAATTGCCTGTAAAAACAAAGCAAACAACACAAGGTAAGGGTGGAGGCTATTAATGGCTAGTCAATTACAACTAGAATGGGTAAAGCAAGAGAATGGGCAATATGTACCCACTAATACAATAAGTCCATTTGGTGATAACTTTGTAAAAATTAAATTTAAAGAGGGATATTCACCAACATCTGATATTTCTCAATTATTAGTAAATATAGTGGAGCAAGGTGGTAGTTCTATAAGGCTAGATAATTTTGCTTTTATTTTAGGCACAGGGTCTAATTCTTCAAACACTCAAACAGGTTATGATGATTGGGGATTAGCTCAAGAGGCAGGTTTGTTTGGTTATGCAGGGTTTAGTCATGGTGATGTAAATCCATCACCATACTATTATAATGCTAGTGCTATATATGATGGTGGAAAATTTGTCCAAATTAAACCTAATACTCCTAACCCTATGGACACTATACCTTATGGATTTAAAGGCTATGCAGGAATGAGTAACCATGAAGTAATAGTTAGTGGAAATACCTATCAAATACAAATACCTAATAGCAATGCAATAGAATACTCACTTGACCCTGACACAAATCTTGTTGAGTATGTTATTTTAAATTTAGACAATGATGTTTGGGGAAATTTATTTGTAAAGGGTGATGAAGAATTGGGGTATTTAAATTTAGATTTAAGCACACAAGATGGGTTTTTATCTAACACAGAGCAAAATCCTTATTATGAACAATTTAGCTATGTAAACACCATAACAGGTGGAACAGGTTGGGGGAACTCTCCATATCCATTGATTGAAAATGATGCCTCTATACTGCAAATTCCACAACCTATTTTATATGGTAGAGAGATTGGTGTTGGATTTTCTATATCAATACACCCTACCCAAAATGTACTAACAGGTGATTTCACAACAGATTATTTTTCTAGCTCAAGGATTAATATACAAACAGGACTAAGGGTTGGCAACTCTGAATCTATGTCATTAATACCTACTATATCTTCATATAATTTTCAAGATGAAGTTGAATTAGAAGATATTGCAAGTGGGCATATAGAGCTGTCATTTGGTGATTTTGCAGGGGTTTTTGATAGGCAGGACTTTGATGTAGATGGTAACCCTGATGAAGAAGATCAAAATCTACAATCATTATTACCTACATTAGATTTAATTGGATTTAATTATATAGATGATTGTGCAAATTATGGGGTACTTGATTTTGACAATCCAAGTTTATATGGCAAACAAGTTCAAGTAGGGCAAGGGGAAACTATTAATGTTAATTTTTCATACACACCTGTCAACACAGGGCAGGAATCTTTTACAATCTATGTTGTGTATCAGCAAATTGACAATAGTATGCCTGAGTATTGGGTGGAATTTTTTAATAGTTTAGAAGAATGGGGTAAGTGGTATATAGCAAAGGATTGTGCTATTAATAATGTGAGGGAAATTATACCTGATGCTGATATTGATGAAGAATATAGTCCACCTGCAACAGGCTCTGATTATGATCCATCTAATGTAATGATAGAAAACCCAATAGATATAATGTTTCACCTATCAGAGCAAGAGTTAGGATATAATAAGCCTATAAATTCAGATAAGATTGATGAGGCTAGATATAACCACAACCAATGGAAGTTAGGTTTTTCTGTTAATGAAACAATAGAGGGAAAAGATTTGCTTTCAGAAATATCTTTAGCTTCTAAATCTGTTCCTATATTTGCCAATGATACATTTTCATTTTTTAATGTCAAAGATACTTATAGAGGTGGCACACAATATTATACAGATGGAACTATTGAAGATATTGCATTAATAAAAGAAAAAGATGTATTAAAATACTCATTTTCAAGAACACCTATTGATGATATTATAACCAAAATAGATATTAAATATAACATGGACTATGGGTTGGGAAAACATACAGATGATTTTGAAAAAACATCATCAGATATTTATCCATATTATCTCACAAGAAGTTTTGGAGAACTTGCTGATTTCCAATACACCTATGAAGATAAATTTAACTATTATGGATTAAAATTTAATAAAAACACATTAGCTATTGACCATAGTGACACAACAGAGGTGATAGAAAGTGACTATATTAGAAAAGAGCAAACAGCACAAAAAAGTGCAGAATTTCTGTTGGGTTGGAAATATAATGTACATAATAAGGTTAACCTTACATTGCCATTGAAATATTATAATTTAGAGCTTGGTGATTTGATTGAATTTGACAAAATGATATTAAATAAAAAGATATACAATGAAAGCTATGTTTTAGAAAAAAAAGAAGATATGCCTATTAGATGTGGACAATATATATTGCCTATCTTTATTGTAAATAATATAAAAAAGAGCCTTAAAGATGTACAAATAGAGGCTACACAGCTACATCATATAGGCACACAAGACCTAAATTGGAGAGGTTGGAATTATCCTGCTGTAAAAGACCTTTTACCACCTATTATAGCAGGAGATGTTGATGGAGATGGCTATATAAGTGTTTTAGATGTGCTTATTTTAATAAATATGATATTAGATGAAGAAGGTGGAGAGGTAGATTATTTTAATCAAGCAGACTATAACCAAGATAGTGCTGTTGATATTTTAGATGTAGTGGCAATGGTGCAGTACATACTTGGAGGTGATCCCACAGTTAGGTCTGAGAAACCTAAGTGGTGGTGGGATAAAATAAGAAGAAAAAAAGGGTTACCTTTTCAGGACTACACTTACTAAAGGGATATATGCAAGATAAGATTAATATAAATAACATTACAAATGCAAAAAGAGCTAAAATTAAATATGGAAATGGTGCTGTCTATTTTGAAGGCAATGGTGAAGTAGCAGCATTTGAAATTAAATATAAAGGAAACTTTAAAGCTGTAAATTGTCTATCTGAGGGTTGGGATATGAAAACAGGTAGAAATAAAATAATTATATGGAGCTTGGCACAAACACCTATAAGTGAAAAATTATTTAATTATATAGGTAGCTTAAAAATAAGAAGTGCTATTTTTGCTAATTGGGAAGGGGAATCTTATGTTGCAGCAGTATCAACTATAGATAAGAGTAGTTGGAAAAAGAGTGATGGTAAGTGGAATAGTGATGGGAGAAAGCCTGAAGAAATTGAAAATAATAAAATTATACATAGAAAAATACACAAGTCAAAGATTTAGGAGAAAGTATGGCTAAGAGAACAATAGGCAAACCAAGATTTTATGCAGATTTAGGTAGTTATTTAAAATTAAAATCTTTTTATGAAAGTGAAACTTATGGACTTTTTGGTGATAATACTGAAAATACAGACTTAGTGTGGAATTTAGACCCCATAGGTTTGCAGACTTTTGAAATTCACCCTAGCACTCCTACATTTAAGTTTTGGTTTAAGTTTTTAGATGAAGGACAAAACAATATAGAGGTAAAAAAATTATTACTTGATACTGTTCCTGAATCTACAAGCACAGGATTATATGCAGGTATATTAGGACATAATACTAAAAATTTATTGGATAATAACATTGAAAACATAGAAAAAGTTAATTTGATTTTTGGGAGAGAAGATGGTATAGAATTTTCTCAAGAAGATACTACTGAGATAATTAACTATAAATTAGGTGTTCCTGAATATAATGGATATTCTTTATGGGAGATAGATTCTTTTTATTCATATGATATATATCAAAATATAAATAAATTTGGTATGTCTTTTGAAACTAGCAATCCTATAGGTGAAGAAGAAGGTGAATATAAAAATATAGATATAGGTGCAATAACTTTTGGTAGATGGTTTGAGCCTGAACATAGTTTAGATCTTCAAGCAACTATTATGAAAGATGCTGATGGAATTAAAAGAAATAGAACTGTTGGTGGTAATACACTTATTAATGTTAATTATTTAGGATCTGAATCATGGGGTGATTTACCTGCATGGACACTAGGCAAACAAGTAGGTGTTGATTATAAACCTGTTAGTCATACAGGCAGAAGAACTTGGAGAGTGAGCCTAAGTTATATACAAGATGAAAATATGTTTAATAAACACAACAATGAAAACCAATTTTTTACTTATGATATTGATACTAACTTGCACACTTTTGATACAAGTCTAGGAAGTTTTTTTGGACTTACATTTGATGGACAGATTCCCTTTCTTTTTTGTCCTGATAAAGATGCAGACAACTTAGAGTTTGCAAAGTGTGTAATAACTAACAAACCTACCTTCAAACAAGTGGCTAACAACTTGTTTTCAACCTCCTTAGTTTTAACTGAGGTCTTTTAAATAGAATCGACATACAGCGATAAAAGAGGCTCTTAATTGAGCCTTTTTTATTACAAGTTATATATTTATTATATTTATTTATAGAGGAGAAAGCATAAAATGTTTGGAAATGTTATATAAACTATTATAAATTACTGCTGTTAAGGTTAAGTATTAAAAAATAATAGGAGATTAAAATGAAAAATAAAAAACAAATTAATGAAGTAAATAAAAAACAATGTTTAGATGCTATTGACTATTTTTGGCAATGTGTAGATTTAGATGATGATTCTGATACAATACATTATACTAAAATATTGATGAAAAAAGTAGCTAATGATTATGGTGTAAAATTGGAAGGAATATAAATAAGGTTAAGGGTGTGTAAAAGCACCCTTTTTCTTTATACTAATAAATATTATGAAAAAGATAAAAACAACAGAAAAAATTACTTTAGAAAGTTTAGATAAACTTGTAAAAAAGATAGATAGTCTTGCACAACAAATGAGAGATATACAAAGTGGCAAGGCTATTGTAAGTCCAAATGGTAAAATAATAGGTTATAGAAAGGAGAAGAAATAATGAATTATTACACAAAAAGAGATATTAAAGACATACTAGGTTTTATTTTAATGATAATAGTATTTTATCTGAATCTAGTGGTTTGGAGCATTTAAAGGGGGTTTTATGGCAAGTTTTTATATAAGGGTAGATGAGCATACACCTATGCTGATTAAAGCCTTAATCAAGTATGGTAGTTATAAGCAAAATTATTATGCTAGTGAGTTAGGTATAAAGCCTAGTAACTTATCTGCATATTTAAATGGTAAGAAAAAAATGAGTAAAGAATTGTGTGCTGCATTGTTGGAGCTTATTGGTTTTGACCCAACAAATCCATACATAATAATCAATAAAAATAAACTAATAAATAGTTAAAGGAGAAGTTATGCCAGTAGAGATACATGGAAAAGAGTATAAGATGGTAGTAGAAAGGGTTGATGAATTTCATAAAGACCATAAAGAAAATAGGTCTATAATAACTGAGATAATACAATTTAAAGATGGTATTGTGGTTGTTAAGGCAGCAGTTAAAATAGGTGATGATGTTTTTACAGGTCATGCTTATGAAGAAATAGGCTCAACTCAAATCAACAAAACAAGTGCTTTAGAAAATTGTGAAACATCTGCAATAGGTAGAGCATTGTCATCAGCAGGGTATGCAGGTAGTGAGTTTGCTAGTGCTGAAGAAGTGGCTACTGCTATTAATAAGCAAGAAAGTGGTTATAAAATGAAGTCACCTGATGGTGCTAAAAGACCTATGAGTGGATTAGCTACAGAAAAGCAGATTGGCTACATTAAAAAGCTAAATGATGAAAAGAAGTTATTTACTGCTGATAAGTTAGAAGTAGAACTGATGAACTTGACTAAGCAAAGAGCAAGTGAGTTGATTGATGGATTAATGAATACTGATAACTATGGTGATGAAGAAGAAGGTGTGGTTGAAGAAGTTAAAGCTGAAGATATACCATTTTAGGGGGATATATGAGCTATATAAGTGAATGTTGTGCAGCAGATACTATAACAGAGTTAAATTACCATTCTGATTTGGATCTAACTACAGGAATCTGCTCAAAGTGTAAAGAACATTGTAATTTTCATAAAGAAGGAGATGATGATGAATGAAGCACTACATAGAAGGTTAGAGTATGGCAAGATTGGTGAAGATGCTTTTGAAAACTTTTGCAAATCAAATAAAATGTTTTACAGACAATTTGGTTTAACCAAGATGGAAAGCTACTATGTACCAAAAGAAGTGTTTTACAAAATACCTAAACTAATGCAATGTTCACCTGACTTTTGGATTGTCAAGAATGAATTTCATTTTGTTGAGTGTAAAATGGCAGATAAAAAAACAGGCTCTCATGTTAAAATAAAAGAGCATGACTTAAAGTATTACAAACAATGGTCAAGTGTTGCTAGTTTGCTGTTTTACATTCACAATCCAATGTATGCTGAATCATATATATTAAAGCTAGAAGATCTAGAAAATATAATTGCTACAGATAATTGTAAAGAAGGTATGTATGAAGAAAATGGTAAATACTATTTTGAAGTTACAATGGACAATGTAAGAATGTATGGTAAAAAAGTATAAGTATTGTTAAGTTAAAAGGTTAAGGAAAAGGAGATTAATATGGCTAAGAGGTTTTTAGACAGCAGTTTATTTGAAAAGAGGTGGTTTAGAAAGTTACCCACTAATATAAAATTATTTTATTTTTATATGTTAACTAAATGTGATCATGCAGGTATGTATGATGTTGATTTAGAACTTGCTGAATTTCAGATTGGTATGGAAATAGATAAGAATAATATATTAAAACATATTGGTGAGCATATTGAAATAATAAAAGATGACAAATGGTTTATTAAAAAATTCCCTGAATTTCAGTATGGTGTATTAAATCCAAAAGTAAAAGCTCATGCTAGTGTTATTAAAATATTAGAAAAAAACAACTGTTTGGAAGGGTTAGGTAACTCTTTGCAAAGAGTACAAGATAAAGATAAAGATAAAGATAAAGATAAGGTTAAGGTTAATAAAAAAAAGGAGAGTAAAGTGGAATTACATGAGATACTAGATAAAAGAACAGATGACAATAAGTTAGAGATTAGAAGAATTAAGTTTATTAATGAATTAAATAAAGAATTTCATACTAAATATACAAAAGAGATGAGAAGGGCATTTTTTGAGTATTGGACAGAGCCTAATAAAAGCAAGACTAAGATGAGGTTTGAATTAGAGAAAACTTGGGATACAGGTAGAAGATTATCTAGGTGGGCAAATAATTCTTTTAATAAACAGGAAGATATTAGAAGTTATGATAGTGATATTGAGCTTAAAAAGAGCCAACAATTAAAACAACAGATGGAAGAAGTTGCTAAAGATGCAGCAGAACCTGATGAAATTAAAAAAATATTAGGAGTATGAAATGTTAGATAATATAATTAAAAAATTAGCCATAATACTTGTGCTATGTGGTGGTATTGTGTGTGTACTTTATTTTACTGATTTAGGATCCTTACTAAAAGGTGAAGCTAAAAAGAAGATAGAGAAAAAAGTTGATGACTTCAAAAAAGATGTAAAAGAGAAACTTGAAAAGAAAAAAGAAAAAGTAGAAAAAGAAGTTAAGAAGGTAGAAGAAAAAATAGAGGACAATAAAGAGAAAGTTGAAGAAGTAAAGGAAAAGGTTGAAAGCAATATTGAAAAAGTTGAAGATAAAATTAATGATTTAAAAAAGATAAAATTAAAAGATATTATAAAATGATTAGGAAAGAACTAGGGTTTATTTATATTGTAAATGATAGGAAGTTTACAACTAAAAAGGAAGCAGAAGAATATGCCAAACAAAAAAGCAAAGTACAGGAAACAGGAAAGAAGAAAGAAGAATTTAGCAATAAAGAAATATAAAAGAAGTAAGAAAAAGAAGAAATGAGGGGAGTGTTTAACCTTAACCTTTCAAATCCCACACTCTCAATGGGTTTGATCTCCTAATGCTCCCCTCTGAAAAGAAATGCAGAAGATGTGGTAAGGTTAGAGAAGAAAAAGAGTTTTATGTTATTTACTCAGGGTATAAATACAACACTTGTAAACCCTGTTATAAAAAAATGAATAATAAGAGATATAAGGAACTCAAAGATAGAAAGAAAAAGTTTAAGCTATGGTAATGAATGTATTAAGTCTATTTAATGGAATGTCAACAGGGCATACTGCTTTAGAGAATGTGGGAATAAAAGTAGGTAAGTATTATTCCTCTGAAATAAAACCTGCAGCAATAAAGCTGACACAACACCACTATCCTGATACAATTCAAGTTGGAGATGTTACCAAATGGAAAGAATGGGATATTGATTGGAAGAATATAGATATGGTTTTAAGTGGTAGTCCATGTCAAGATTTAAGTGCAGCTGGTAAAAGGGTAGGATTATATGGAAGTAGAAGTAGTTTGTTTTTTGTATTTGTAGATATATTAAACCACATAAAAGAATTAAATCCTAATGTATTATTTTTACAAGAAAATGTAGGTTCTGCTCCTGTTGGTGATGTTGGTATTATGAGTAGAGCATTAGGTGTATATCCTGTTAGAATAAATTCATCATTAGTTACTGCACAGATGAGAGATAGGTATTATTGGAGTAATATAAGAACTGCTCCTGATGGTTTGTTTGGAGATATAATTACAGATATACCTGAGCCTGTAGATAGGAAGATATATTTAAAAGATATTATTGAAAGTGGTATTGTAAAACAAGATAAACACACCTGTTTAAATACAGGGAGTGGTTCTACTACTGAGAAAAGACTAAAACAAGAAAGCTTAATCCATAGAAATAACACCACAGGTATGATAACCTTAATTGAAGAAGAAGGTTGTGTAAGGACAGTAAATAAGGTTGAAATGTGTAGGCTACAAGGATTTCCTGATAATTGGTGTGATATACTTACAAGAGTAGAAGCAGGTAGTTTATTAGGTGATGGTTGGACTTTACCAATAATAGAACATATATTTAGTTTTATAGAAAGATGAAGTGGGAAAGTATAGAGATTAATGATAAGATCCATAGCAGAAATGCTGTAGATAAATGGCATTGGTCTAAAAAGCAAAGAATTAAATGGCAATACCAATTCCAAATAAAAAACCAAATGAATGAGAATAACATAGAGCCTACTTGTGAAAAGTGTGAGTTAAAGATTACCTGCTATTTAAAAAGGAAGTATGATATTGACAATGTATGGGGTGGTATTAAAGGTTTTTTAGATGCACTTTGTATAGAAAGATTTATACATGATGATAGTCCTAAGTGGCTAGATATAGTAGAGTTAAAACAAGAAAAGGCTAGTAAATTTAAGATTTTAGTAGAAAGAAAGGTGGTTTTTTAATTA